TGCCGCAAGGTCCTTTAATCTTCCCATCTGTTCCGATTCGGACCCAGTTTTGTTTGCGCCACTTTGCTAACTCTCCCATTATCGTTTCTTTTTAATCTTAAGGGACTTTCTCTTTTTACCCTTACCATAGTTAGGGTCTTTGCAATACTTGGACGCCGCCATGTTAGCGTATGCGGACGGGTATTTATCAAATGTCCGCTTTGCCCAAGCAATGCCTTTAGGACATATCTTAGCCATTACTCTTAGCCTTTCCGATATTTAGGGCAAGCCAGCTAACAACTTTACTAGCACGCTCTACCCATTTGTTATCGCTTTCGTTAGGGGTCATTGTGGCTACAAGACTGGCAACAGTCACAATACCCGTAAGGATACCAATAACTTCGCCTTTGTTCTCACTTAGCCATGTAAATGCTTCAGCCATTTTATTCTACGTTAATGTCAAGACTACCTGCGGGTTCTACGCTAACGCTTCCCCAAGGGGTGGACACAGCGCAGGAAACAAAGGCAACGCTAAGCGCTGCTACAACTAGGATGATAATTTTACTTTTCATATATTTGATATCGCCAGTCGGCGTTCTACTTCGGCCCGGTAAGCTGGGTCGGTTTCGTATTTCTTTTTCCCACTGGCGTCTCTTTCAGCCATAGCGGATAAAACTTGAGCGCGGCTCTCAAACGGGTTGGAGCTGGCCCCTTGGGTGCTGCCACGGAGCAAGCTTGGAGTAACTCCGTTAGCTTCTTCGTATTTACCCTTAAGCCAGTCTACGGCGAGCTTAGCTTGCTCTGTAGTGCCGTCTTCAAGAGCTTTGTTATAAGCGTCTAGTTGCGTTGGTGTCAGCTCTTCAGAAGCCCACTCTGCCATAGCGTTGTAGTTCTCTCGCCCACCAACTTCAGACAAAATGTTTTCTTCTTCTGAGTTTTGCAAAGCTTCTTGACCAGCAATAAACGAATCAACCAACTCACGACTAAGCCCTGCCTTAGCAAGGTTGTCGTATGTCATGTCGCTTAGCTCGCCGCTTTCAGCCCACTCTTCAGTTGCTGCTGAAATTGCTTCCGTTTGGCTCTCTCCGCTTGTGCTCTCATCTGGAGCTTCTGTAGGTGGGAGGTCTTCTGTTTCGCTAGGTTCCTGTTGTGAACCCAGTTTGGACTCAAGATTGTTGTAGGCGTTTGCCAAGTCTTCAGCGGACTTGAACTTGTCAGGGAGCCACTCTGGGCGGTCCTCCTGTGCTGCATTTTCGTCAATCTGAGCTGCTTCGTCTTCAAGTGTGATTTGTGGCTCTGAAGGAGCCGGGTCGTTTATTTTGTATGTTTCAGCCATTGGATTACTCCTCTACGGGGGCTTCCTCTTGTTCAGGGGTAGCCATAGCATCTCGCGTAATGTTGCCCAGAGCTGCGGCCCCTTGCGGAGCTGCTTTCTCAGCCATAGACATCATTTGCGCTTGTTGCATTTCTTGTTGTATTTGTTCTTGTGTCTTAATAAGCCCTTGGGTCTTGATACCAAGACTTGTGGCTCTCCGCTTAAAGTATTCTTCGACGTTTACAAACTGACCAATAGCTTGCGGACCAACTACCTGTGCAGCCCCGGCAAGGAACAGGTCAAGTTTCTGTAGGTCATTGCCTCGACCCAGAGCTTCTATGCCCGTAATGATGACAGGCTTCACTAGGTCTTTAGGAAGCTTAGGCAGCATCTTCTTCTTGCTCATTACGTCCATAACGCGCATGACCATGGGGAGCTGTAGTTCGTTACTTAACAACGAATACAAACCACCTAACGAAGACTCTAGCTCCATGGTGAGCATCCTAATCTCTTCTGCGGTGACACGCTCAGCGTTACGCACAACGCCAGAGGTAAGAAGAAAAGCGTGACCAAGGCGGTCTTTAATTGTGTTGATTGTTTCCGCAGCGATTCTGAAGTCATTAAACTTATCAAGCTGTAGGACGGAAACGTCCGCTGCATTACCTTGAGTAATGGCCCCGTTAGGGCTTTCAGCCAGCGTCTTGGCTCGGGTGGTCCCGTTAGGGTTAACCAGAAAAAGAACCTTAGCCGCAGCCGCAGAGCCTTCTACAATCGCCTGTGTCAGCTTCTCAAGGCTGATAAGGTCCCCCATGTATTCCTCTACATATCCCCTTCCATAATCCTCTCCGTCAATCTTTGAGAACCGTAGCGGTAGATAGGGCAGGTTGTTTTTGGTGAACCTTCCCTCAGAGCCGGGGACAATGTTTCCTTTAATTTCTTGGTGAACAAACCAGTTGTCTCCTTGCAACTTTACACACGTAAACAGGTCGCAGTTCTTTTCTGGTGAGTCGCTCTCGTTGAAACCCGCAGCAGCCTTTAGTTCATCGCTGAGCGTGTTGTAGGAAAGTGTCTCCTTGGTTATAATTTTCAGTGGGTGACCCATGGGGTCTCTTTGAACAACAAACCTGTCCAAATGAAATACCCTCAACCCACCTTCCTCTGGAAGATACAAAAGAGAGTTACCAGAGACTATGAGGTGCTTAAGGGCTTCGTGAATACCTACCCGGTAAGACTGTCTGCTTACCTCTTCCATGACGGACTCCTCGACTCTTTGCAGAGCGGCTTCCATCTCAGTAATAATCTCATCCGTAGCGCCCTCTTGTCTAAGGACGTTCTCGTCGAAGTTTAACCTGAAGAACGGAGAGTTAGGCGCAAGGAGAGCCAGCAGAAGCTTAGAGGCGAGGTTGTTCACCCCTCTAGCACCAATACCTTGAAACGGCGTCTCAATTCTAGAGTGGGAGTTATGCCCATCTTCTGGAATTAAGTAAGGAAGAGTAAGCTTAGAAGAGTCTCTAGCTCTGTCTAAGAACGGTCTTCTGACGCTCTCCAAGGAGATGTATTGGGCTTCTGCTGTAGCGTTCATTTATTATGGTAAATCTTCCTGAGAGGTCCAATCGGCACCAGAAAGCTCTTCAAGAATTTCCTGATGGGAAAAAGTAGACATACCCGCAAAAGGTTCAGGTGTCTCTCCGTCCCACTTCAAGATGGTCTTGGTTCCGTCTACAGATAGGCGAAGAGTCTGCTTGGAGGTTTCAATGGCGGAATCAATAAATGTATTACCGACCACCAATTCCTCCGTAGTCTCTTCTCCTTCTTCGTCGATGACCAACTGTTCCTCGGTAATGTCTCCGGCGTTGATATCTGCTAGGGTCATTATAACCCATTTTCTATTAGCGTAATTGCTCATGGTTAATAAGGGGTATCTGTTTGAATGTCGGAAGTTGTCATATTGGTCATCACTGCTGCGCCGCCTACCTTAGTAAGGCTCAATTTAGAAAACTCGACGAACTTACTCGCGCTCACATTAGCAGCTTCGAGCCTTGTTGAGGCGTTCCCGCTGTATGCAAAATAAAAAGTTTTTGAACCGGACCCAGCAGGTAGTGAGGTAGCAGATGTCCCGTCATGGTAGCTCGGAACTGCATCACTATCGTCTGTCTGGAAATCAAAACTTAGTTTGTAAACGCAGCCGGTTTCCATATTTTCTGTTAAAGCGTGTATCGTGCCTCCACTTGTTAAGAATATTCTTCCTCCTTGGTTCCACCCTCCTGTCGCTGGATTCGTAAACCTTGCAGCGGTGCCGTTTGGAAATGTTTTGACTGGGTCACTAAACACATACCACCGGGCGTCGATGTAGAGGTCATCGTCTGCTTTCATCAACTCTGGCCCGATGTTAGCTTCCAGTCCCTGAAAGATTATATCGTTTGTTCCATCAGCAGCAGGACTGCTTGCGTCTCCCATGCGCCACCAGTGAAGCAAATTGTCTGAGTAAGTGTCGTATGCTCCTTGGTTTCTAGAGATGTCTATCGGGCGTCCTCTGTTATAAAGAGCGCGGATAGCTTCCTCGTCGAGGTCCTCATGGATGGAGAATTCATCGATGCTTCCATTCAAGTAAAACGAGCCACTTATCCCAATACGAATGCCTGTCGTGTAAACATTCATAGAGCCAGTGTTAACTGTAGTGCTTTTTGTTTGTTTTACTCCATCGCACCACAACTCACATCCAGTGATATCGTTG